CTAAGAAGGTTCCCTGACCTAGAACCTGATGATGTACGCTCTACAGGTATGGGGCAGGGTGGCGAGGATATACAACTATCCCCTGCTGCTCGTAAGGTCATACCGCTACGATTTGAGTGTAAGAATGTCGAGAAGGTTTCTGTATGGAAGTCATACGAACAGGCTATCAGCCACAAGGGTAAAGGAGAGCCAGTGCTAGTGCTTAAGAAGAACCACAAGGAGCCGCTTGTAGTAGTGGACGCACAATATTTCTTTAACATGGTACAAGGAGAACAGAATGACTGATGAGGAATTTGCAGATAGCCTTCGTACAGTACACGAGGATGGTTCATCAACACTCAACCTTGACAATACGTCAGGTGTTATTGTGCTTACACATGATGAAAACGGCTATGCTAATGTCTTTGCATTGGCTGGTAAGCATGCAGAGGAAAGTTTGCTGGACTTCATGGACCTGTTGATCAATACAGCTTCATACGCTGTACAGGGTGGTGCTGAAGATATTGCTGATGTTGTGTATGGTCCTGAAGCAGAGGGTGTTGAGAGGATTGTACATTGAACTATGAGGATTTTTCCGATATGACAGCGGCGATGGTGGTGAGAGCGGGGGACAAAATGGAGGACATGGTTAACTCCCCTACACACTATAACCAGAAGGGTATTGAATGTATCCAAGCCATTGAGGCAAGCATGACGCCCATTGAGTTCCAAGGATATCTCAAGGGTAACAGCATGAAGTATCTGTGGCGGTATCGTTACAAGGGCAAGATGGTTGAAGACCTTGAGAAGGGTCAGTGGTATAACAACCTACTAATTGAAAAGATCAAGGAGGAGATCAGTGTTGAAGAATGAAACAGTGAGTGACAAACTCAACAGGTTCCATACTGAGATGTACAAGTACAAGGATAAAATAGAGGATGAGGGTAGGCTGCTAGAGCTTCGTGGTAGGCTGATGCGTGAGGAGTTTACTGAAATGTCTGAGGTGCTATCTGATCTAGAGTACGCACCAGACAATCAAAGCGTATCAGACATAGTGTATCTACGTGCGCACCTACTCAAAGAGCTATGTGATCTTGTGTACGTAGCAGTAGGCACAGCTACAGAGCTAGACATGGATTTTGATACAGCCTTTAATAGGGTGCACCAGAATAACATGCTCAAGTGGGACAACCCCACATTCCGTGAAGATGGTAAGCTGATTAAGAAACCTGACCATCCTGATGTTGACTTGGAGGATCTGGTATGACAGACATAGACATAGAGAGGCTTCGTGAGGTATGGGGTGTTATAGAGATTGTCACACAGGAGGAGCTAGAGGAGGAGCTGTCTCAAGTTGTAGCTACATACCTAGCGCAACACAACAACGACTACGAACATCAGTGCTATACTGTAGAGTCCTTGCATAGAGTTATTAACGCTATTACAGAGGTGGATGAATGATCGGACCAACACTACCTATCTCAGAAGAAATCCACTCACAGAAGTATCGTGGTGAAGGTGAGAGCTTTGAGGAGGCTATGATCCGTAATGCTGGTGCATTGTCAGACAATGACCAACACTATGACAAAATCCTTGATGTGTTCACTAACATGCGTTTCCTACCAGCGGGTAGGGTACAGTCAGCTATGGGTAGCACACGTAGCGTAACCCCATACAACTGCTTTGTGAGCCAGACTATTGAAGACAGCATGGACAGCATCATGGACGGTGCTACAAAAGCTGCACACACTATGCGCCTAGGAGGTGGTATTGGTTATGACTTTAGTAAACTTCGCCCAAGAGGTGATCGCATCGTATCTCTCGACAGTGTATCTAGTGGCCCCATATCTTTCATGGGAATATACGATGCAATCTGTAAAACAATTAGCTCAGCAGGTCACCGACGTGGTGCGCAGATGGGTGTCCTTAGAGTAGATCATCCTGACATTGAGGAGTTCATTAGGTGTAAACAGAATGAGCATATACTAACACAATTCAATATCTCTGTAGGTATCACAGATGCCTTCATGACTGCTGTAGTTAATGATACAGAGTTTGAACTGGTGTTTGATGGTAGGGTCTACAAACGTATCAGCGCAACAGCCTTATGGGAAGAGATTATGCGCTCCACATGGAATTGGGCTGAGCCGGGGGTACTCTTCCTTGATCGTATCAACAACTACAACAACCTGTATTACTGCGAGGAACTAGCTGCTACAAACCCGTGTGGTGAGCAGCCATTACCACCTAATGGTGCATGTCTATTGGGTAGCTTCAATCTGACCAAATATATCAAGACAGATAATGCTGGCAAGAGGTATTTTGATTATGGTCTATTTGAAAATGATATTCCTCACGTTGTACGCGCTATGGACAACATTGTTGATAGGGCTATATACCCTCTCGACGCGCAAAGATATGAAGCTGAGGCAAAGAGGAGAATGGGTCTTGGCGTTACTGGTTTGGCTAATGCTGGGGAGTCTCTTGGTTTACCTTACGGTACTCCTAGGTTTGTGAGATTTCAGGAAGATGTGCTCCACAGACTAGTCAATAAAGCGTACGTAGCATCAGCTAAACTAGCACAAGAGAAAGGAGCGTTTCCGTTATATGACAAAGATAAATATATGGCTGGCAACTTCGTTCAAACACTTGATGAACCTACTCGTAAGCTTATTGCTAAACACGGCATCCGTAATAGTCACCTTACTAGTATTGCTCCTACTGGTACCATCAGTCTATCTGCTAATAATATTAGCTCTGGTATTGAGCCTGTTTTCGCCCATAGATACGATAGGGCAGTTAACACACTTCGTGGGGCAATTGTGGAAGAAGTTTCGGACTATGCCTATCGTGAATGGGAAGTTGAAGGGCGGGTAACTGCTGACCTTTCGGCTAAGGATCACCTTAACGTGTTGATAGCAGCACAGAAGTACACCGACAGTGCAGTATCAAAGACTTGTAATGTGTCCCCTGACATGCCTTGGGATGAGTTCAAGATGCTGTATATTGATGCATGGAAAGGTGGCTGTAAGGGTATTACAACCTTCAATCCCGGTGGTAAGAGAGAGGGTATCTTGAATGTCAATGATGAAACTGAAGGGGCTGCTTGCTGGATTAATCCTGATGGTAGCAAGTCCTGCGAATAGTGAGGAATACATAATGATTGATAGTGAACAGTTCATGGAGTATGTTATTATTCCTACGCTAATAGCTATGGACATGGACTCAGAGGCAGCACGTAGGCTTATGATTGGTACAGCCTTAACAGAGAGTGATCTGACATACCTCAGGCAACACGGTAATGGCCCAGCGTTAGGTGTGTATCAGATGGAAGAAGCTACCTATAAGGATATTGTGGACAGATATTTTGTACAGAATGGTCAGCGCATTGAGTCTAGGTTTCGTAACACAGTACAAGGCAACTACTCTGTGATGCGAATGACATATGACCTTAGGTTCGCTACAGCTATGGCTCGTGTTAAATACTGGATGGTGCCTGACCCTCTACCAGATGCAGATAACATTCATGGGCTTGCATCCTACTGGAAGAAGTGGTATAACACAGAAGGAGGAGCAGGTAGAGTACATACTTTTGAGAACAAGCTGAGGAAGTATCTGAGTGATGAAGCATCCTAAAGACATATGTTTTAAGTGTCCTTTGTTCCTACGGGAGCAGAGGGCACGTAAGCAAGTGATGATGTTTGATTTACCTAAAGAAGATTGGGAGAGTATAGACGATGGGACTACAACAAGAGAACCAGATGATAGGGCTACTGGAACAGATAGCGAGTCTACTACAGGACATAGCACTAGGTCCAGCGACACTAGTACCGAAACCGGAGCCAGTGAAGCAGGAGGAGAAGAAGGAACGGGTGAAGAAGGGGTGTAAGAAGCATCCTAATTACAGCGGACAACGTAAACCTAGGACAGACTGCCCTCATTGTTGGGAGATTTATGATGCGACTTAGTTTTGAAGTTAATTACGAACAAGTAGATGCGCTTGTAGTTTCAGCCTTGATGGATTC